TTGGTGAGTCCATCCGTTTATGTGTTTATAGATAGGCATAAAACACATCATAAAAATTGAGCATGAAACAACCACACCCAAAATAAAAACTACAAAGTGTAAAAATAATATTTCCATAATTTAAGATCCTTTAATAATTGTCAAAATTGACACTTATTAATATACAGGAAAAAAAGAACCTTCGATCGAAATATACACTTTTGACACACTCAATAAATTAACCTGTATTTGTTATCAATTTTTACAACAACTTTACAACCTGGATTTATACAATGCTCCCAGGATCTTAAATTCAAATGATAATGATAATGATAACGATTCTCATATAGACAACAACCATATGGACCATTATTTGACCAAAACGATCATTATTTAAAACTCCCTAAGAGCGTTTACCAAACCTAAAAAACAAATCGTGTTTAAAAATGTTATACACTTTAGGTTGCAATCATTAAAAACATTCTCTATAATAAATACAACCCAACATTTTGTTGGACTAACCTAGAGGATAAAATGAAAACTAAATATAACATTACAGAGATAAACCCAGAAACTATTAAACAAGTTCGTCAAATAATCAAAGACTCATTATCTGACATTATGGAAGATAACAATTTAAAGTTTGAATTAGGCAACGCAACTTATGATGATGACTCATTTAAGTTTACTGGTTTTAGGATATCTTTATCTGATGCAAAAACGGAAGAAGAAAAAGCATTAGAATCAGAATTACATTATAGACAAACAACACCATATGCTTACAATCTTGATGCTTCTATTGTTGCTACTGATAAAGGTAGACAATTTAAATTAGTTGGCTTCAAAAAACGAGCAAGAAAAAAACCTTTTATCATTCAAGACATTATCACAAATGATAAATTCGTTTGTTCAGAATCAATGGCAGTTCAACTTTTTAGGGCAAATAGCTAATGAAAAATTTACTTAACGAAATGTACCCAGATGGAATCAGAGTTGTATCTTGCTTTGGTGGAATGGAAGGACTTATGATTGCTTTAATAAATCAGAAAGTAAAAATTAAGTCATATAAAAGTTTTGAGATTGACAAACATGCTATTGATTTAACATCATTCAATTTTCCTAATATGGAACACATGGGTGACATTATGAACGCTAATGTTGATGATATTGGTGAGTGTGATTTAATGGTTCTTGGTTCACCATGTCAAGGCTTTAGTAATTCTGGCAAAAGATTAGGACTAGAAGATGAACGCTCTGGTTTGTTAATACCTGCCTTAGAATTAATGAAAAAGGTAAAGCCGAAATATTGGATATTCGAGAATGTCAGAATGAAAACTGAATGGCTAGAATTGCTAGACAATATTATTGGTGTTAAGCATGTTGAAATTGATGCATCATTAGTATCTGCTCAATCACGAAAAAGATGTTTCTGGGCAAACTTTCATATAACTCAACCAGAGGATAAAGGCATTATGTTAAAGGACATATTAGAGCCAAATGTTGAGTCTGAAATCATATATCGTGAACCATACTACAAGCCAAACGGAAACACTACTGGAGTTTTAGGTTATGTAGGCAATAAACCTGCACAAGCTACTAGAGTTTATTCAATTGACCAAAAATCTAAATGCTTAACTGCTAATGGTGGTGGACAAGGTGGAAAAACTGGACTCTATGAAATTAAATGTGGTGCTTGGAGAGGTCGTAAGATTAATGAGCAAGGTTTTAGGGATGATAAAAACCCAGATGCTAAATATGTCCAACAATTAGAGATTCGTGATGATGGCAAAACTAACACACTTACTACAGTTGAGAAAGATAATGTAGTTTTGAGAGTGCCAGAGGCTACCAAAAAAGGCTATACAGACATAGAAAATGGTGATGCCTTTGATTACACCTTTCCAAACTCAAAGACACGAAGAGGGCGAAATATGAAGCACAAGAGTAATTGCTTGGAAACCAAGCCAAACTTTATGGTCTATGAACATCCTACTGTTAGAAAACTAACTGTTAAAGAAGCAGAACGCTTACAAGGTTGTGAAGATTGGACTATAGGTGATGGTACTATAAGCAATACCCAAAGACTAAAGATGCTAGGCAATGGCTTTTGTGTGCCAGTAATAGAACATATACTATGCCATATAGGTCAAGACTTTCCACCTAATATGCCACAAGAATCTTTTGATTTCGATTCTCGTTTATCTATTACCGAAAGTGTATAATATTAATTAACCAGAGGAAACAATATGTCATACAATCAATCATTATTAAACGCTCATTACGACAGACAAGAAAAAAATGAGTGTGTCTATACAATATTTGAACACGATTTAACTCGTGAACTATATCTACTACCACCCCATGAAAGGCAAAGTATTAAGGTTCTTAATGACTTTATACAATCATTGAAGTCTGAGGCTTGGGTAAATCAATTTGAGATGTCTGGACAAATTTGGGATTTTTCAGATGATGTAGTTGAGGCTACTGAAAATGCAATTGTAACTTGCAATGAGTGGGATAACCTAAAACAAAAAAAAGGAGGCTACTGTGGGTAGAATGAGCGACTTACATATACAAATGACTGAAGATGGTTTTTTTGATGAGCAAAACGACCCATCACCAGATGAGATGAATAACTCTGTAGACAATAAAGATCTTTCTGACAAAGATGACATTTCTATTGATGATTTCAGTCACAATATTAAAGAATTTGTAGACAACTATAAGCCTGTGACAAATTCATTTAGACAAATATTTAAACGAGGAGAATAATATGCCAAACTGGACAACTAATGAAGTTACTGTAACTGCTAAATCTGCTAAAGATTTATCTAAGTTTATTAAGCAAATTGAAAGTGAAGATAACCCTTTTGATTTTGAAAAAATAGAACCTATGCCAAAAAATATTTTCAGAGGCAATCTTGGTAGAAAGGAAAAAGAATTGCATGGTGAAAATAATTGGTACGATTGGTCTTGGAAAAACTGGGGTACAAAATGGAATTCTTGTCATACTGAGTTTCAAAGATTTGATGAGAAAGTTGGTACATACATATTTCAAACTGCATGGTGTGCGCCTGTTCCTATTTGGGAAGCATTAATGAATATTTACTCTGGTCAAGTCAAGGGATGTCCTGCGATACATTTCCAATGGCATTGTCTTGATGAAGATGATGATACTGATGGCGAAGGCTACCAAATAGAAGAGGTTGCTAATGCATAATTTGATTAGTCAAATTGATTTATCTAGCATTACTTATTATTACAAGCTAGGTGAATATCCAGATTTGGACTCTGCTACTGTAAGAAGTGGCAGATACAAGGATGGTAATGTTCTTACAAAAGAAGATAAAATTCGTTTTAAGGATGAGTATCCAGAAATGTTTTATCAAGGACTGTGGGATTATATTGGTCAATTTGGCAAATAGGGCATCAAATGATTATCGGATTTAATGATGAATTATTAGAGTGTGTTAGCACTAAATTAAGGCAAGAGCAAGACAAGTATTTTGATGCTATGTTTGAGGACAGGGATGAAGATGCAAACAAGCACAATATGAGAATCAAACATTTAAAAAAACTCATCAAGAATGGTGAGGAATTTATACCTAAATTTTAACTAGAGAGGAGTGGCTATGGCTACAAAAAGAGAGAGGTTGAACACACTCTATAAAAAGTTCGGACTAGAAACAGAGGATACATTTAAACACGCACATTACACTATTTTGACACGAAGTGGTATCGAGAAGGTACAGAGAGGATGTGAAATAAAAATTAGCTATGAGGTCGTTGTCTGTGAACCAGAATTTGCATGTGTTAAAGCAACTGGGATTATGGGTAATGCCATAGTTGAAACATTTGGTTCTGCTAAGAGAGGAAAAGTGCCAACAACTAAAGGTGATGGTTCTACATCATCTTGGTATGTTATGGAAATTTGTGAAAAAAGAGCATTATCAAGATGTGTACTTAAACTTGCAGGTTTGTATGAACTTGGTCATATGGGAGAAGATGAGTCTGAGGACTTTAAAGCACCTACCAGAAGTCAACAAATTAGTACGGAAATTAAACGATTAACTGATGAGTTAAAGGATAAGTCATGTACTTTGGAAAGAGCCAAAGAAATAATGGAGGATATGCAAGAGCGTGAAGCAGAAAGTCCTAACTCTCCGTGGATGGCAGTTATTAATACTGTGATGAATGAGTTTGGCGATTTGTCACATCAACCTACAGATGATTTATAGAATTAGCAGGGTTTGACTTTCCAATGCTATTCGGCTAAATATCAATCCTCGTTAGGCATTTACTCCATAGGTGCTTTTTGGTATTTAGTCGTTAGGTTAAGAATAAGTTTGGTGCTTGGGTCTACCATAAGTGACCCTTTATTTAACTAAGGAAAAAAAATGAGCGAATATGATAATACAAATAGTGGTGCATTATGGAAAAGTAGGTTTACTGATAATCCTAAAGCACCTCAATACACAGGTCATGTAGATGTTGAAGGAGTTGAATGGAAACTTTCTGCTTGGAAAACTTCAAGTGATAATCCTAAAGCACCTGTTTTAAATTTTCAATTACAAAAGGCATCAGATATACCACAACAAGCTACGCAACAAAAAGCACAAGCAACGCTTGAAGATGATGTTCCGTTTTAATGATCTCAAAAAAACAAAAAGAGAATCTTGTAACAATTGATGGTAAAGAATATATTGTTGACAAGAGTAAAAGAACTGTTAATAGGGCATTAGTTTATACGCTTGATGATGGTACTAAGCTAACTGTAGAAATGTTAGCTAACAAGTTAAAGTGTAGAAACTCATGTGCAAGGGCGAGGCTAAATACCTCGTCTGACCCTAAAAGAATTTTTAAAAAAGTGCAAAAAACTGAGGGTAGAACAAGACAGACAAATGATATTGCACATCTTATGGATTCTCGTAGTTGGTACAAAGACCCTTTAACAAAACTAATGCTTAAATAGGAGAAATTATGTTAGTAATATGCCCACATTGTGCAAAACCACATGAAGTTGAGGCTAAAAAAAATACAAAGCCACCAACTGATGAGGAGTTGATTGAGTTCGATATATTTAGAGAAAATTACAAAGGTAAGAAGAGAGGTTTAATTACTGAAATGAATAATTTTGTAAAAAAACATGAGGATTGGAGAGAAGTTTTGCCAATGCTTAATAAGTTGCATGTAGAGTATGGAACAAGTAAAAAATACATACCACATTTCCAGACTTTTATAAATCAAAGGCAATGGGAGATGTATGAAATTAAATCAGTAAGGCTATATAAACCATATGGTGATGAATATGATTGGAGGAATCAATAATGGACACAGTACAAATTAAAAAAGTAGATAGATATACAAGAGCAGGTGAAGATGGCAGAGTAATAGTTTGTAAATGCAATGCCCCAATAAGAGTTTTTCATTTTTCTTGGAGTGCTATTAAGTGTGTAGATTGTAGTCAAGACATAGAAAAAAAAGATTGGACTATAGGTCTTACAGACGAGCAGAAATATAAATGGGTCTGGGAAGGTCGAAAAGGACATAAAACTTTAGTTAAAAGAATTAATACTGCTTTAGTTAATGTTGAAGATATGGATATTAATAGAAATGATTATCCAGATTTTTGTGATAGTTATATAGTTGAGGCTAGTTGGGCAGATGGTTCAAAATTAATTGATGAAGAATTAGATGAACTAAATATGGATGGTGATTATTTATACAAACAAATTGAACATCATTTATATTAGGAGATTTTATGTCAATACAGTATTTCGGAACTAAAATGCAAATGCACCAACAAAGAGTGCAACTTAGCAAAGAACAAATAATAAAACCTAAAGGAGTTAGTATGAGATATGTTAAAAGATTTTTAATTTATGCCTCATTTTTATCAACAATAGTATCTGCTAGTTGTTTAATTTATATAGTGCAATGGCTTGAAGCATTAAGGAAAGGGAGGCTAGTATGAAATACGATTCACTAGATGCAGAAAATGCAGTCGTTGGTGGTTTGCTTATCGATCCTTGTTGCGAAAGAGTTCTTGCGACAAGATTAAGAGAAGAAGATTTTAGCAATAAAAAGATTGGCTATATTTTCAGAACCATTATGAACATGCATATTGACAGTAAACCAATAGATATTGTCACAGTTAGAGATTTTATTGAAAACGACTACCAACCTAAAGACAGAACTTGGATGGTAACTTTTGAAGATTTAGCTTTAGTAGCCGAAAATTCTACAGGAACACAAAACATTGAATCTTATTGTAGGCATGTCAGAGAGTGTCGTATAAAAAATGAAATAGAAAACTTTAAACAAGGCATCAACTATGATAATTATCAAGATACTGTTTCTGGAATACAGAACTTAGAATTAGAACTAGAAGATAAAGATGAAAGTTCTATAAAAGCTATTGTAGGTAAAACTGTAGATTACATGCAGAATTTAACAAACAAGGGTATTGGGTTGCCTACTGGTTTTAAGTCATTAGATGCATTAATTACTGGCTTTAGACCAGAAACTTTAACTGTTATTGCAGGTAGACCAAGTATGGGTAAGTCTACCCTGGCCCTAAATATTGCAGATAAAGTATCTAAGCGTAACAATGTATTGTTTTATTCTTTAGAAATGAGCCAAGTACAATTAATGCTAAAGATGGCTGCCTCACATTCTTCAGTTCATCTCACTAAGGTTAGTAAGCAAAGCATGTCAGATGATGAAGCAGATGTTTTTTATAAATGTTTGTCTAACCTTGCAAATCAAAACATGACAATTATTGATAAATTTGGAATGACTGTTCATGACATAGTAAGCAAGTCAAGACAACTTAATAGTGAAAACAAGATTGATATGATAGTTATTGACTATTTACAAATTATTAAGTATGACAAAGGCAAAGAAATACATGAGTTAGGTAACATAACTAGAGAATTAAAATTCTTATCTAAAGAGTTAGGAATACCTATAATTCTTTTATCTCAGTTGAGTCGTGGGGTAGAGCAAAGAGAAAATAAAAGACCCTTTATGAGCGATCTACGCTCCTCTGGTGAAATTGAACAAGATGCAGATTGTATTATTATGGTTTATAGAGATGAATATTATCATCCAGAAGAAACTGTAGATAAAGGTTTAGCAGAACTTATAGTTGCCAAGAATAGAATGGGCGAAATAGGTTATGTTAAAACAGAGTTTCATGGTCAGTTTTCGAGATTTAATGACATGGAAATAAATATATATGATAAGTAGAATGAAACAACAAGATGGTAGACCACTTGAAGATTGGGTAAAGCATTATGAACTGACTTTAACAAGGCTTGATGATGATTGGAGTCCTTTAACAAAAAATGATAGTCGGTATGAGGTTATAAATTTAGCAAGTGTATGGAAATATTTTCGCAATCAAGAACATAATAGAAGCAAATTAATTGAAACAGGTACTGTTGAAGTTGAGTTTCATAGAGATGATTGGGATGAAAAATTTAATGACAAAAAAATACATAAGTTATTACATGATAAAAAACTGTACGCAATGGAACTCTTGTTACAAGAATATTTAAATCGCTTTGTAATTGAAATAAATGAATGGGAAGATGATGAGTAAGATTACTGAAAGTGCCAGAGGTAAGCAATGTCAACTTAGGTTGGAGGGTTGCTTATCTCCTAATACTGAAACTACTGTTTTTGCACATTTAAATGGAGCAGGTATGGCTATGAAACAAAGAATCAATAATTTTGATTTTGGTTTTTATTCGTGTGCCAATTGTCATGATTTATACGATGGAAGAATATCACTTGCTCCACCAATAGAAAAAGAATGGTTGGAATTACAAGTCCTAAGAGCAGTTATAAAAACACAAATGATAATGGCAAAAAACGGAATAATTTAAATGAAAAATAACATTAAGTTAATAGCAATATTGTTTATAATTGGATACATATCTGGTTGTAATATGATGAACGAACAACTTAGATGTCATCCTATAGAGTCTAATGAATGTATAGGTTGGTTAGGTGATAAACCTATTTATGACGAGTTGTAAGAAATTAAGGTACTCAAATATTATTTAATTATAGTATTACATTAGTGCTTCAGAAGGTAAATATAACTAATGAGTGCCTTAATTTGTTATAACTAGGAGAGAAAGTATGGAAAAAGTAATGGAAGTTGTGAACACAATTCTTAAAAATAGATCCTTAACAATTTTTCTAGGAATTTGTGTGGTCGCTTTATTCTTTGGATGGGTTGGTGGCTAATACAGTACACGACAATATCAAAAACCCCTCACACTATACTCAAGGCAAGATAGAGGCTAAGACATTTATAATTGACCAAGATATGACTTGGGCAGTTGGAAATGCAGTTAAATATCTTGTTAGGTATAGATGGAAACATAAAGGTGAGGGGCGAATCCAGGATCTTAGAAAAGCCATAGAAAATATTGACATTGAAATAGAAAAATTATTATTGCAAGATAATAAAAAATGACTCACAGAGTTATACATAAAGAAAAACCCAAAGAAGCAGTATTTAAATCGTTAGTGCAAGATTTTTTTGTAGAAAATCCTGGTGTAAACATAGCAACAGTTTCTATTGAAGAAGGTAAGCCTAAACGATCACACGCTCAGAATAGATTATATTGGACATGGGTTGGCATTATAGCCACAGAATTAGGTTATACAAAAGACGAAATGCACATTATTTTAGGCGATCGATTCCTAAAAAAAATAGAAGTTGTAACAAAGAAGGGTAAAAAAATTGCCCAGATACCATCAACTACACAATTAACAGTTGATGAATTTATAGATTATTTATGCGAAATTGAAATGTTATGTGAAGATTGGAATATGACCCTTCCTCATAATGATGATTATCAACTAGCAATTCATGGAAATGCCAAGTTATAGTAAAAAAGCTAAAAGATATCAAATACTAGATGAGATAACTGAAAATACAAAAGATGCTTTAGAATTGGCAAGGGAAGAAGATACACCTAGAGATGTTGAAATTAGATTTTTATTAGCCTTAGTGGTAAAAGATTTAGATGTCCTAAGAGGCGAAGAATATGGGGAAACAATATAAAAGAATTGCTTTAAAATTTAATTTAAATCCAGTACCTGCTGCCAGACCTAGAGTTTCCAGATGGTCTACATACTACCCAAAGAAGTACACTCAATTCAAAAAAGATATGTTAGCACTAACAAGTGAGTTGGATGTTACTCCTACTGAAAACTTGATTGCTATGGGTATGGTGTTTAATGTAAAAATGCCTACTGCCTGGCCCAAGAAGAAAAAACTGGAACAAAATGGTCAGTATTGCGATAACAATGTAGACCTAGACAATTATCAGAAAGCTATATTAGACTCTCTGAATGGTGTCTTATACTTAGATGATCGCCAAGTTGTTAAGATAATGACTGTCAAGAGATGGAGTGATACTCCAAATATTAAAATAGAAATGATACCTACAGGAGAAAAATGGAAACACTTACCAGAGATGAATTAATAGTAGAACTTGCTAAAGATTATGGAACAAGAGCAAGAGTATTGGGCCATAAATTTGAAGAGGCTTATGATAGGTATGTTAAAAGATGTAGTTTGAGAACATATGAAAATCTTCTACAACAATTTACTGTTGGTAATTTATCGAATCCTGTAAAAATTAAACCTGTATTAAATGATAACGAATATATTATATCTGCCCCATCAGAAGATGATTGCGAAGATGGTGTTTGTAAGTTGTAATAGTTTACTCAATGTATAATAAGTGTATTACAACAATAAATAAATAAACTATGAAAAAAAGCGTAATACATCAAATTAACATCAAAGTAGATTCTAAAGATTTAGCTTTAATTGATGCTAAAGCAGATAAGCTAGGAATATCTAGGTCTGCTATGTTAAAGTTGTTTGCTATTAATGGAGAGTTAACTGTACAAATGGCACAATCATTAAAAAAACCTGTAATTTAACGATACTCCATATCTAATGGTCTTGTAGACCAATACAATTTAAAATCTTCAGTAAATTGATCTTCTGAATTATAATCTTCAATTTTAGGAACGCCTGTATGACCTTGTTTATTTATCCAAAATTTTTCATAATTTGCAATATCTTCGTCTAGTTCATCTAATCTATTAAGAACCATAGGTGTTCCTACAGTTCCTAAAGCACTTAATATCATACCTGCAGGATGTCTTTTACTAAACATTCTAATGCCTTTACCTGCGTTTGAAGCAGGTGTTTGTTTGTAATTACCACCTGTGTTAAATAAACCTCTTGCAAAATCTTGTATAAAATTCTTCATAATTAAAAATATTTTTTTAGGTTTGGTGCAATAGATTGTACTGCTAAATCTACAAATTCTTCTTCTTCTGTTGGTTTATTAACCCATGCAGGTTTTTCACCATAAAGATTCATAGCTTCTTCATATCCTTCTTGTGTTTGCCAATAAGGATCTTCTGTATTTACACTCCAATAATTGCCATTAATGTTTCCTTCTGCATCTCTTGGTAACATCCACCCTGGCCTAGAAGGTTCTTGTGTTTTAATTATTTCAGAAGGATGACCTGTAAATGTTGTTTGTTTTTTTTCTTCAACTTTTTTAGTAACTGGGGTTAACATTCCTTTGTTATTGCTACTAAAAAAATCTCTAAAACCTTTTTGCCATTCTTTTAATAATTGTTGCCCTATGTCGTTTGCAGCATCTACTGGATCCATAAACTTGGGAACTGCTTCGGTTGCTAACATAGTTTCACTTATAGGTATAGGTCTGCCTCGACTATCAAATTGTTGCTCCTCTACATACTCTGTAGCCTCTGGCAACACCTCTCCTGTTTGTTGATTGGTAAAAGGCATGTTTGAAGTTGACATCCCAGATAACAACATTCTTTGCATTTCATTCATATTATTGTCCTAACATTTTACTAGCACTATCACCATACATTTCTTTTAAAGAATAACCTGTAAATGGTATTCTCATTCCTCCATCTTTATCTTTTAATTCTTCATCAATATTCTGTTGGTTTTTAGGCACAGCAGTTCCATAAGCAAGTAAGTTCCAATCTTTTTGTAATTGCGTTATATCGGCATCACTATACTTAGTTGTCTTTTGTAAGAACTTAGTAAACCAAGTTGGTATTTCACCATTGTTTTGTATAGTTTGTGCCATTGCTCTTTGCCATCTAGCATCACCTAATGTATTACGCATCCTTTGTAGTAATGGAACAGAAGCTACAGGAGCAGCAAAAGCACCAAATTTACCTGCAGCACTACTACCTAAATCAGTAGCCATCCTAGCAACTGTCATATTAATAATGACAGATTGGCCCGCTTTTTTATTAACTTTTTCTTGTAATGTTTTTTTCAAAGATTCTAAACCTTTATAAAAAGTTGCTTGTTCTGGAAATAATTCTGTAATTAACTTTATTCCATCTGGTCTACTTATTAATTCATCTAATGCAGCATAAGGAACATCAGTAGTTCCAGCAGCTTTTACTGCTTGTTCATCTAAGTAATCACCTAATGATGCTTTAATTGTTCCTATTATTTGATTATAAGAATTAGCAGTAGCAGGTTGATCGACATTAGGTCTTATGTCCATTTGTGCTTTACCTAATTTAGCATTTTGTGCATTAAGTGCTATGTCTGCTTTATTAGAAGCATTAATAGCTTTTTGTACATTAGTTGTTGTTTCATCAACAGTTCCT